GGTGGTGTTGGCGGCGGTGTAATAGACCGCTGCCGACAACTTGGACTTGAGGTCATAGAGGTAAACTTTGGGTCCAAGGCTACCGTTTCCGGGTATGCTAATCTACGAGCGCAATGCTGGGGCAACCTGCGTGACGCTATGACCAGTGGTATTATGCTGGACGATGACCCGGACATAAGAGCTGACCTTACGTCTGTAGAATACGGTTATAATACTAGAAACCAGATACAGCTTGAGAAAAAAGAAGACATGAAGAAAAGGGGATTATCATCACCTGACCTTGCAGATGCGCTAGCGTTGACGTTTGCTTTCCCGGTAGCGCCTACCAGACAGGGGTATAAAGGTACTCCCATGTATGGCGAGGCAGTGCATGAGTATGAGCCTTTTTAATCAAGCGACTAGACGCAACCTAAAAAATAATATAAGGTTGGTGAAAAGGATTATAGAAAAATGCCATTGAAGGTATCGACAGACAATAGCAGCCAATATGAGCTGCGCCAGATAGGGAGCCAAGATTGGGTCCACGTCAAGGCTATGGTCCCGGCGATACACGCTGAAAGTCGATACAGAGATAGCAAGCTTTCTATAGAAAAAGTAGAGAGGTTGTTTGACGACACTTTGCAAAATAAAAATCAATGTTGCTTCTTACTTTGGAAGAAGGGGGAGTGTATTGGTCTTTTTGCAGGGATTGCGGTTGCACATTATTTTACTGATGATGTGTATGCTTCTGACCTCATGTTCTATGTCGTGCCTAAAGAAAGGAAGACTAGAGCAGCATTGTTACTCGTCCGTGCATTTGAACGATGGGCAGCGATGCTTAACTGTGTGGAAATTTCCGTTGGAATTTCAACGGACGTGGAAACAGAAAAAGTAGCTGGGTTTTATGAAAAGCTTGGTTATAAACGTAACGCAATTGGACTAAGGAAGGAGATATAGCTATGTGTTTCTCAGCGCCAAAAATGCCACCACCACCTCCACCGCCTCCAGCTCCACCAGCAGCCCCGACTAAGGTTGATGGTGCGGTTACTCAATCAAGACGTAACCAGAAGAGACGGGCTAAACTACAAGGTGGAATGGCTGGTACTCAAAAAACATCTGGACAAGGTGTTTTGAAGAACGCTTACACCACAAAGCCTACAGTACTAGGACAGTAAACTTATGGTAGCGCTCTCACCCGAAAATATGTACAGCAGCTCTGTATCTGGAACTAAGAGGGGTAACCTTCACAAAAGATACAAGCAGCTAGAAGACTATCGCTCATCGTGGCGTAGTCACTGGATGGAGATAAGTGATTATCTGTATCCAAGACGGGGACGTTTTCTGATTGATAGTCAGAATAACAGGGGGCGTAGACGTAATAACAAAATTATCGACAGCACAGGAACTCAGGCGCTGAGAACCTTAGCGGCAGGGCTGATGTCAGGAATGACCAGCCCTGCCCGACCTTGGTTCAGATTTGCTTTGTCTGACCCTGACTTGATGGACCTGCCAGACGTTAAACAGTGGCTAGCGATGTCAGAGAAAATCTGTCGTAATATTCTTCACAAGAGTAATTTCTATAACACGATATACAACGTGTACGGGGAGCTAGGTGCTTTCGGTACTGCGCCGCTATATCGTCAACGAAATTTTGATGATGTTATTAGGTTCCGACCATTTACTGCTGGTGAGTATGTAATAGCGGAAAACGCCCAAGGTAAAATCGATACGCTGGGGCGTGAATTTACAATGACCGTATCGCAGCTTGTAGAGAAATTTGTGATTGACCCAGAGACAGGCAGTATGAACTGGTCCGGGGTTAGCTCAGCTACAAAGCGATTATGGAATAATAAAAACTACGACAGCTTAGTCACCGTCATGCATATGATACAACCACGTCATGGCATTGACCCGTCTAAGTCTGACAAGAAAAATAAACCATATATGAGCTGCTACTTTGAAAAAGGTGCAGACAACGATGAGCTGCTAGAGGAAGGGGGCTACGATACCTTTCCTGCTTATATCTCTAGATGGGATGTATTGCCGGGTGACGTTTACGGACGCTGTCCCGGGATGGACTATCTGGGTGATGTGAAGCAATTACAGCACCAGCAAAAGCGTAAAGCTCAAGCAATCGATAAAATGGTTAACCCACCGATGGTAGCACCTGCCAGTTTACGGGGCAGACCGACTACGGTTATCCCGGGTGGTACAACATATGTAGACGCTACACAGGGTGGTCAGGGCTTTATCCCTGCCTATCAGGTAACACCACGTCTACAGGAAATGATGCTAGACATCAGAGAGGTGCAGGACCGTATACAGCGAGGCTTCTACGCTGACTTGTTTGCAATGATGATACAGTCAGACCGCAGACAGATGACAGCAACAGAGGTTGTCGAAAGGCATGAAGAGAAGCTAGTGCTGCTTGGACCTGTGCTGCAACGAGTAAACGTAGAACTACTAGACCCGTTGATGGATGATGTATTCACGTTTGCAATGGAACAGAATATTATACCAGAGCCACCAGAGAGCATTGCAGGGCAAGACCTGCGTGTTGAATATGTGTCATTACTGGCTCAGGCGCAGCAAGCAGTAGCTGCGTCATCTATGGAACGTACTTTAGGTTTTGCAGGTAATCTTGTAGCCGTCTTCCCACAGATTGTGGATAACATCGATGCGGATAAGGCGATACGAGAATACAGTGAAATAATGGGCAACGCCGCTAACTTGCTTGTAGACCAAGAACAGGTAGACAAGATAAGAGCTGACCGCCAAGCGCAAGAGATGGCGCAGATGCAGCAAATGCAGCAAGCGCAAACTGCCCAGAATGCAAAAGTGCTATCACAAACTGATACTCAAAGACCGAATGCTTTGACCCAGTTACTACAAGGGGGGCAGTCCGTTGAGCAATAGTTTCGTAGTACACGATAGCAGTGACGAGCAGCAAGTTAAGAAAGCTCAGGCGCTGCAAGAGGACAAAGATAAAGACCTTATGTTTGTTCTCAAAGAAGAACGAGGACGCAGGTTCTTGTATGACATCATTTTTAATGATTGTCATATGATGGCTAACAGTCATGTACCAGCGTCTAGCGACAGTAGCGCTTACAACGAGGGTGCTAGGCAAGTGGGCATTGCTTTGTTTAACAAATGCAAAGCAGCTAGCAAGTCGCATACATTAACAATGCTTGAGGAGAACCATTTCGATGAGTGAAGAACAAAATACTGAAGCTGTAGTCGAAGAGACTACACAAACAAATTCGACTACTGAGGCTCAGCCGCAAGAAATTGCATCTGCTGAAGCTGAGGTAGAGAAGACCACCTTGCTGTCGGGTGACGAAGGTGATGGAGCTGGTGAGTACTTTTATGACGCACCAGAGGACTTTGAGGTGACCGAAGAAGTCCAAGCACAACTTGATGATTTTGCCGACCATGCGACTAATCTGGGTCTGACCCAAGAGCAGTTTCAAGGTCTAATAGATTATCAGCAAAATCGACTAGCCGGGTCTATGGAAGCTGTTGCTGCTGAATATACAGCAAGAGCAAGTTCATGGGCTGATGATACTCAAAACGATGCAGAGATTGGCGGCGCTAAATTTGAAGAAAATGTAGCTATTGCCAAAAATGCGATGCAGCAGTTTATGTCTCCAAGCATGGGTCAGATGCTTGGTATGCCGTCTGAAGAAAATCCGATGGGCATGGGACTGGGTAATCATCCAGAGGTTGTTCGATTGTTTTATCGCATAGGTAAGGCGATGCAAGATAGCAATTTAGTTGTAGGCGATGCAAAAGCCTCTGACGAAAATGCGCTAGCTCGTATGTACCCGACTATGTTTAATCAAAACAGCTAGTGGAAGGAGTAAACCGTTATGGCAACACTTAGCGTAACAAACCCGACCCTCGCTGACTTAGCGAAGGTCACCGACCCGGACGGCTCTATTGCTGACGTTGTCGAAATCCTAAATCAGACTAATGAGATTTTGGCTGATATGACTTGGCTTGAGGGTAACCTCACGACTGGTCATAGAACCACAATTCGGTCTGGTTTACCAACTCCTACATGGCGTAAATTGTACGGTGGTGTACAGCCTACTAAAAGTAAGGCAGTACAAGTCACTGACAATTGCGGTATGTTGGAAGACTATGCAGAGGTGGATAAGGCTCTTGTCGATATGGCAGGAGACCCAGCTAAATTCCGTCTGCAAGAAGACAAGCCTCATATCGAGGGCTTGAACCAACAGGTAGCGACTACCTTGTTCTACGGGGATGAAAGCGTGAACGCAGAGCGTTTCACTGGTTTCGCACCTCGTTTTAACTCTCTGTCAGCCTCAAACGGTGAGAACATCATCGATGCAGGTGGTACAGGTAGTGACAATGGTAGTATCTGGCTTGTGTGTTGGTCCCCACAAACTTGCCATGGGATTATCCCTAAAGGCTCAACTGCTGGTATCCAGCAGCGTGACCTTGGCGAGGTGACCATTGAGAATATCGATGGCGCAAACGGGCGTATGCAAGCATACAGAACTCACTATCGCTGGGACGTGGGCATGAGTGTCCGTGACTGGCGTTACATTGTGAGGATTGCTAACATCGATAGGTCTAACCTGACTGCTGACCTTTCTGGCAGCTCCGCAGATTTGAACGACCTCATGCACCAAGCTTACTCTCAGCTCCCGACTTTGGGAATGGGACGTTGTGTATGGTACATGGACCGTCAAATGCTGGGCTTTGTCCGTAGGCAGACATCAAATGGTGTGAAAAATTCTACACTCACATTTGAAAATGTCGGGGGTACGTTCCAAACCTCATGGGGTGGATATCCAATCCGTAGGGTGGACGCACTGAAGACCAACGAAGCCCAAATCACTTAATGTCAAGGAAGGAGCAAATATCATGGCGATAATTGACGAAAGACTTGAATTTTGTGATGCGACTGCTCTCAGCACATCTGGGATAGGGCTAGCTCTTGTTGGGGACGTGGTAGATATTACGTCTACCTCTTCAGACCTTGGCATGGGTGAGCCGTTGTATCTCATCATTCAAGTAACAACTGCGGTTACCAGTGGCGGTGCAGCTACTGTTAACTTTAAACTAGCGTCCGATGACAGTGCAGCTATTGCTGTCGATGGCACTGCAACAGTCCACAATGTGACTGCTGACATTGCTAAGGCAACACTGACTGCTGGTCATAGGATTGTTATGCCACTATCAAGCGGTACTACAAAGTACGAGCGTTATATCGGTATCCTTCAAGATGTCGGTACAGCAGCTCTTACTGCTGGTGCTATTGATGCTTTCATTACGAAAGACCCAATGGGGTGGAGAGCATATCCAGACGCTACTAACTAAACTGGTGGGGGGGCTTGTCCCCCCTTCCTCTAATTGGAGAAGGATATGAAAGTAAAATTTAAAGAGAATTTTTTCAGCCCTGATGGGCTACTGGAAAAAGATATTGTCCACACTTTGGACGATAGCTACTTGCAGCCGGGTAAGCTCCCTAGCGATGCGATTATTGTGGAAGGGGTCTCAGAGGACCAGCCTGAGCCTGACCCAGAGGTAGAAGCTCACGCCGTACATAAAGGCAGAGGCAAGTATGATGTTTACAAAGCAGGTAAAGTCATTGGCGATAATCTGACTAAGAAAGAAGCCAAAGAAATGGTAGAGCAGGAAAATGGCTAAGCCGGGTTTGTATGAAAACATCAGGAAAAAACGAGCCAGAATAAAAGCAGGTTCTGGGGAGAAGATGCGTAAGCCGGGAGACCCGGGTGCGCCAAAAGCTAAAAATTTTAAAGACGCTGCTAAGACAGCGAAAAAGCCTAAAGTAAAGGTTAGAAAGAAAAAGGACTAGTATGGCATCACAGGTACAAATAGCAAAGCTTGCGCTTCAGCACGTTGGTGACCGTTTTGACATTTCGTCAATGACTGAGGTTACCCCAGAAGCTGAACAAGTTAATCTTGTTTTTAACGACACCCGGGACGCTCTACTGCGCCAGCACCCGTGGAACTTTGCTAAGAAATTTTTGTCACCTGCTACGCTAACTGGAACGGTCCCGGGGGGCTGGACTTATATGTATTTATACCCGACAGACGCAGTCAGAATTTTGGGTATTACAAATCCGCTAGGACGTGGAATGACCCCTATAGAATTTGAGGTAGCTAGGTACTCTACTAACCGGGTGGTGTTGACGGACCAAGAAGATGCAGAACTTATCTACACCGCTAGGATAACAACTACAGAGGATTTTGACCCAGAGTTTGTTATGGCGCTTAGTTATCAGCTAGCTGCAAAGCTTGCTATGCCGCTTACTGGCGATAGAGGTATTGCTGGTGAGCTAGAAAAGTTAGCCACTATTTACTGCAATAGTGCGTGGGAGACTGATGCCAGCGAAGGTATTGAACCAGCCAAACCAGAAGCAGATTGGATTACTGCAAGGCTTGGTGTGCAAACGGTAGACAGTGTCTGATGGGTAGGTACTATGACAAAAGTAATTCAGTCTAGCTTAGCCGGGGGTGAAGTATCCGAAGCAATAGGAGCTAGAGTAGACATCAGTAAGTACAAAAGCTAACTAGCAAAGTGTGAGAACTTTTTTGTACAGGTGCATGGCGGTGTTGCGACACGCCCGGGATTACAGTTTATAGGACAGGTAAAAGATAGCACTAAGACAGTCCGTCTTATCCCATTCGCTTTTAACACAGAGCAGACCTACATTTTAGAATTTGGCGATTACTATATGCGTGTCTTCAAAGATGGGGGACAGGTATTAGAAAGCGCATCAGTAACAAATATATCAGCTATTACACAAGCTAACCCAGCAGTCGTAACGACATCTGCTACGCATGGTTTGACCACTGGCGATAGTGTATATCTAAAAGATATTGTTGGTATGACAGAGCTTAACAACAGAACTTTCCAAGTTACTGTTTTAACCACTACTACGTTTTCTCTAAAAGAATTAGAACACTCTGCTACAGCAAATATCGATAGCACTGGTTTTACTGCTTACGCTTCTGGCGGCGATGTATCAAAAGTATTTGAGCTTACTACACCATATCCGCAATCTGTTTTGTACGAACTTAATTATGTGCAGTCGGCAGACACAATGACAATTGCACACCCAACGTACCCACCAAAAGAAATTTTTAGAACGGACCATGATGCTTGGACGCTGACAGACGTTACGTTTGCACCAGCACAAGCATTTCCTAGAAGCGTCCAAGTAACCCCAAACACTACCGGGTCTGAGACACACAAATACGCAGTGACTGCTGTTAACGCCGATACGTCAGAAGAAAGCCTGACCGGGACAGCAGGTACGCTTAGTGTGCAGTTTGTTACACAAG